AAGGTCTACTGGTCAGATATTAATGACGAGACTGACTGGACTCCGGGTGCTGCTTCTCAGTCTGACTCACAAATAGTACCTGATGGCGGTGATATTACAGGTCTAGCGGGTGGTGAATACGGTCTAATCTTCTTAGAACGTGCTATCTATCGTATGTCGTATGCAGGTAGTCCGTTTTTCTTCCAATTTGACGCTATTTCTAGGACGTTAGGCTGTATGTCTAACGGTTCTATCGCTCAATTTGGCAACTTAACGTACTTTCTAGCTGATGATGGCTTTTATATGTGCGATGGTAAGTCTGTTAAGAACATCGGGCTAGAAAAGGTTAATCGTTGGTTCTTTGATAATGTCAGTTTGAGCGAAATTCAGACTGGTATGAGCGCAACCATTGACCCAGTACGTAAATTAGTTATCTGGAACTTTAAGAATAACTTCGGTCGCAGATTCTTGCTGTATTACTCTATCGATTTAGATAAGTGGAGCTATGGTTTAACGGACGTTAACTTCTTAGCGTATGGTCTGACACCTAGTGCCACACTTGAGCAGTTAGATATTTACTATTTTGATACGACAAATCAGAAAACTGGTACGTATACACAAAGTAGCACTACTGTTACTGTTACCGTTACGGATCATGGGTTAGAGACTAATGCTTATGTATTATTTGACGCTACATCTGGTGCTGGAGTAGATGGAACATTCCAAGTAACGAGAACTGGCGCAAATACATTTACATTTACAGCCGCAACTGGTGCGACTATTACTACGTCAAATTGCACAATAACATTGCCAAGTATCGATAACACGGCAGAGCAGATACCGTTAGATTCACGTACTTGGGCTGGTGGTCAGCTTATATTCGTTGGCGTTAGAAATCAGAGAATTGTAGTTTTCTCTGGTGCATTGCAAGCGGCATACATTACTTCTGGAGACATTGACATTGGACGTTCTATTATCACATTGGCAAAACCTATTATCGATAATGGAATCGCGTCAGTTGCAGTTGCCAGTAGAAAACTATTGTCAGATAGCGTCGAATTCGGAACAACAGCGACACCAGACTCAGACAACCGAGTGCCATTGAGAGCTAACGGTAATTACCATCGTATTAAGGTAACTCCGACTAATGCTAATTGGGAAACTATTGTAGGTTGTGAAATTGAAATTACTCAGCAGGGCAATCGATGACTAGATCAGTACAGTTTCGTACTCTACCTGTATTCGGTGCTGATGAACGCTCTGTTAGTGAGGTTGTCCGTGGCATCATGGACGGTAAGACGAACAATACTGGTACGGTTAGTTTAGCGACAGGTAATACTACTACTACTACGCTATTTGATGATCGTATAGGCAAGGAGAGCCTTTTATTCTTTACTCCTGTATCTGCGGCTGCATTTACTGATGCAATGCCATACGGAGCGTTTCAGGACTCTACGAACCAGACTGCTGCTAATACTACGACTGCGTATGCTATTACATTAAATACAACTGACTACTCTAATGGAGTGTATTTATCCAATAACTCTAGGATGAACGTCAGAAATGCAGGTGTTTACAACTTGCAATTTTCCATTCAATTTAAGAATACGACTAATAGCAGCCAAGATATAGATGTATGGTTTAGAAAGAATGGAACAAATATAACGGCTTCTAATAGTCGATTTGGTATTCCAGCACGACATAGTTCGAACGACCCAAGTCATTTTATTGGTGCATTAAATTACTTTATTGAATTAGCTGTAGGCGACTACATTGAGATAATGTGGCGAGTTTCTGATACTGCCGTAACGATTGAAACATTTTCGGCAGGAACTAACCCGACTAGACCGTCAGTACCTAGCGTTATTACTACGTTAAATTATATTTCTCCTAATGCTTCAACTAATATATATGTTAGTAGTCAAGTACGAGGAAGTGCTACTCTGACACATTGGTCTAATAACACGGCAGATAAAACGTATGGCTATATTGTGGTGGGCTAATGGAGTATAGATATATTGCTCCACAGGAACTAAGACAATGGTGGGCTAGTGTAAGAACTGGCTTAGAGAAAATTAAAAGTAGGAGTCCAGAAAACTGGATTATTGAAGATGTATATACAGACTGTTTCAATCAAAAGAGTCTGTTGTTTGTACTGATAGAGAATAACCACTACGCTGGATTCTTCGTCATACAACCACAAGGTGAGACTATGCATCTATGGGCTGCTTATTCGTTAGAAAATAGTTATGATGTTGTCGAAAATGCCTTAAAATACATAAAAGGCATGGCGGCAGAGGCTAAAGTTAAGTTCATAACATTTTCTAGCCATAGGCGGGGTTGGGCTAAAAGGGCGGCTGATTACGGATTCCGTCCAAAACAATGGATTTGTGAGGTTTAATATGGGTGGTGGCGGCGGTAGTCCTCAAAAAAGCACGACAACTGCGAGCATCGATCCTACGATTGCTCCGTATGTTACTTATGGCTTAGAAGAAGGTAAGCGGCTATATGAGTCTCAGGCTCCTACATTCTTCCCCGGTCAGACTTACGTATCTCCTTCGGCTCAGACTCAGGAAGCCTTGCGTATGGCTCAAGAACGAGCTATGGCAGGTTCTCCGCTAACAGGTGCAGCACAGGCTGAGACATTAGCTACGATTCAAGGGAGAGGCGTTAATCCATTCCTAGCGGGTGCTTTAGAGCAGACGAATCGTCTATCTGGTGAGGATTATCTGCGTAACATACGGCAACTTCAATCAGGTGCATCGTCAATGGGGCGTTATGGCTCTGCTGCTCAAGGTCAGTTAACAGGTCAGGCTCAGGATGTTTATGCTCGTGCTCTAGCGGAACGAGGTGGTCAATTGGCGTATCAGAGTGCTGAAGCTGAACGTGCTCGTCAAATGGCGGCTGTTGGTGCGGCTCCTCAGATGGCTGCTCAGGATTATGCTGACATTCAGCGATTACTTAGCGTTGGTGGTGCTAGAGAGGCTCAGAGTGCTGCTGAACTGCAAGATGCAATGAATCGCTTTAACTTCCAGCAAAACTTGCCACAAGCTAAATTAAGTCAGTTTGCTAACCTATTCTCTAGCGTTCCGCAGGGTTCAACTACGGTACAGCAAGCTACACCACAAGGGGGTAAATAATGGCTGATCCTATTACGGCAGGTGCAGTTGCTTCTTCGCTTATGCCTGCGGCTGGTGCTGCTACGGCTGCTTCTATTCCTACTCTTGCTGGTCTTGGTGGACTAGTAAGTGGATATAGTGGAGTGGCTGCTGCTCCTACGATTACAGGTGCGTTAACTAATGGATTAACTACTGGTAGCTCATTACCAGCCTTGTTTGGTCAAGGTGGGATGTTGTCTCAGGCTAATCAAGGTTTAAGCGTATTTAACCAAGCTAACCAAGCATTTGGTGGAGGCGATCAACAAATGCAAATGGCTCCAGTAGGTCAGATTCAACGCAGTCAGATTCAGCCAATAGATTATATGAGTCTATTGAATCCGCAGAATCAGTCAGTTATCCGAACACCACAAATTTCGTTATTGGGGTGATATATGGCAAAACTATCTGATTTATCATTATATGACCAGTTTGAATATGCTAAACGATTTGATCAATTTCCAAATGATGGAACTTTTACAGAATTTGTAAACTCTCGTCCTGCAGCACAAGCTAGTCAAACGGCTGCTAGTCCAGTACCGCAAATTAATCAATTAACACCAGACCAAGTTAATGAGGAATTTTACAAAGGTTATCCAAAGGATTTGCCTCAACGTATGTCATTTCTTGATTATATTAACCCTAAAAGTTACATAGATCCACAAGCTGCTAATCGAGTTGTTCCGCAAAATAGCGTAACTCAGTCTCCTGTAGCGAATAGAGGCTCTATGCCTAATTTAAGCGGCTTAACTGACTACCTTCCTAGTATGAATACTTTGAGTGGTTTGGTTCCTAGAGAGATTCCTAATGTATTTGGTCAAAGAAACCCATTATATGAAGGATTGTTAGGAGCACCTCAAGCTCAAGCATTATCTAAACAATCTAATATTTCTGGATTGCTAGGTGCTGCTGCTGCATTGGTTTCTGGCATGAGTAAGCAAGGTAGCAGACGGTCTGCTGCTCAGAATATATTAAGTGCTTTAGGTGCAGGTTATGGTTCTGCTAATCAGCAATATCAACAAGGACTACAGAACTTTAGTCAAGCACAGCAATTAGGAATTCAGCAGCGTCAGCAAGCTGGCGTTCAGGCTATGAAGATGAAGTATCCTGATTTGGCTGATGAGTTTGATACTAATCCTGCTGGTGCGTTCCGTATTGTTTCTGAGCGTGAAGCTGCTGCTGCGGCTGCAAGGGGCAAAACTACATCAGTAAAACCCGGCGAGGCAGTAATTGATGCTCGTGGAAATGTAATATATACGGCTCCTCCTGAGTCAAAACCAGCAGATAAAA